GAGTATTGTCAAAGCTTCGGAAGGGTCTTTGATCGGCCTACCTGCGTGCTCTGCGGCGGCCTTTTGGATAGTCAGGCTCGGGGCGGACCACAATGTATTAACACTGGCGGGAGAGCCATTAGTTTGAAAATAATGCTGGTTAACTAGATCCGCAGAGTATGGGCCTTTAACCGCCTGCCTACCTGCTGTAGGGTAGAGTCGCGTAGCAAAGAACTCCGCATGTCCCTGCATCGCGTTCTGCATTACTGGGTATTGGTCTAGAGGTACGGATTTCCTTAAGCCTGTTGGCCCGTAGACTTTAGGTAAAGAGTTAATAATAGACTCGTAGAAAGTATCATAGCTTGAGATTGTCTTACCATAGATAGTCCTTGCTGTACCAATTGCTCGGAAATTGGGGTGCAGCGTACCTAGGAGCTGGCTACGGGCTTGTTCTCTGGCTGCTGGGGTTAGCTGTTGAGCATCGAGCAGCGTGTTAGCTAAGCTATGGCGATCTTCTAACTTACCTAGGTTAAAGCCCCGGTCTTTCGCGTAATTAGACAAAGTCTTGTGCTCAGCATCCAATTGATCTGCGATCTGCTGCACCAGCTTCACGCCTGACACTTCAGCCCCGCCAGTCACCTTGTAATGAGTTCTAAGGAAATCCTCCCCCGAGAGCGTTGCGAATTGATAACCGTCACCGACTCTATAGATTTGCTGCTCTTTCAAGCGTGGCGTGCTCCACATCGCTTTGTACGAGGCTTTATGCCACTCACCAAAGTCTGTATAGGCGCTAGGACTTACATTTTTAACCCGCTGGCCTACAGCCGAAAACGGGGAGTAGTCTAAAGGGCTGGTTTTAAGAATATCAGAAGTATCAGGTAATCCGTAGTTTCTACCAGCTACTGCTCCTACGCCATTGCGACGGCGCACTAATTCAGCGACAGCATTACGAGCTTCAGTTTTGGTACGCGCACGGGCTGGATGTAGATCTAGCACCGAATGCAGTGCATTACTTACACTGTCATCAATGTTTTTACCAATACCTTCTCTGTAGCTGCGGATATTGCTTAAGATGCCGTGGGCGCGGACTCCACCCCCGAGTACGGCCAGAGCTACACCGATGCCTATAGACCCTTGAACTAGAGCAGCTTGTAGTTCTTTTTTCTTCTTAAGATCTTGAGGGGATGCTTTAACAGCACCGCGAATGACGGCTTTTCTACCGCCTTCTAATTCTGAGAAGTTACCAGTAGTTATGCCTTTTCTAAGACGACCGAGCCCTCTTTGTGTGCTGGCGAGTGCAGCTAATGGATCACTACCTCTTCCTGCAGCTTTTAAATGTCCATCACCACCTTCCCCCTTTAGCCGGCAATCCCATTCAGGAGGAATGCAGCGAGATCCACAACGCCGATTAGGCGGCTTACACGCAATGGTGTTTCGAGTCTTAGCATCTATCCTCAGTTGAATAGCTAGGAAAGTAGCCGTACGAATGTCGGTCATTTAACGTCCTCGGGGGCGGGCTTGAGCGTGAAGGTCGTCTGCTCGGGTAGAAAAGCCGCTAAGCCTTTCCTAGCAGCCCGGAGCGAGGCATAGCCAGTAACCTGCGGGCCAGGGAGGATCGCCCCATCGAGCTTAATGGTGGAGTTGAGCAGGGCATAGCGCCGGGATCGGCTGGGCCCGAGCAACACCAGGCCGCCAATATCCGGGCCTGTTGCGTCGTTCCGGGTAGTGGTCCCCACCGGATAGCCCAGGCTGGCACCGTCTTGATGCCGGAGCACATCGATGGTCAGACCCAAGGCCGCGTAGCTGTCGGTCTTGGGCGCGGGCTTCGCCGGTTGAGACTCTTGAGACGCAGGTTGAGACTGGCCAGGGACCTCGCCGCCCTCGGGGGGGATCGGCTGGCCGTCTGGTCCTAGCCCCTGCGCCTGGAATACTTGCGCCTGGAGCTGATTCATATTGTTCTCAAACATGCTATCCTCTTGCATTTGTAACTGGGCGGATACGGTCTCGTCCAGTACAGTTTCAATACTGTATTCCGCTGAACCGTAGCGATTATTTCTAATTTCGATAGGACTCAGCACTTTTAGTGCTACATAGATGTTGTCTACTTCAGCCCTGGACTTCTGTACAGCAAGCTTTTCCGTATCGGTTTCCGTGAACACCGAGGGGAACGAAATTTCCCACGATTCTGGTGGGGTGCCCCGCATGGGACTGTCCTTGGCCCGCATGAAAAGCTCAAAAATATCGGAAATAGGGTCTTGGCAATAGACAGTCTGCCAGTCTTCTACTAGAGAGGCCCATACTCGCTCTTCAAACCGCCCTTCTTTACCGAGGCCGCCAGGACTGGTGCCCATTAGGATTGACGCGGGCCAACCAGTAGTAGCCTGCATGTACTCAGCAAAAGGTGCGGTGGCTTGCGCCATGTTGTTGAGGGATCTTTCAGCAAAGCCTATCTCTTCATTCGCGTCTATTAAGAATCCTCCATAGGAAGATCTAGACATGTTGTTTATTTCCATGCGTTTCATTACCTGATTAGCGTTACCGGCTCTCACCATCTCCATTAACCCTGGCACTTTATGCCAGAACAAAGAAGAGTCTGTAACACTAGAAGCTAATCCTCTAATGGACGTTTCATACAGTTTCCATGAATCCCATACTACTTGTAATGGTGCTTGGCCCCAGCCTTGTTGTTGTTGGCGTTGTCGCCAGGGTAGGTATAGTCCATCAAAGCGGCTAACTCTAGTGTGATGGATACGCATATTTGTTACAGGGCTTTTCTGGTTCTCGTCTAATTTTTGATTAGTAGTAATTCTATACATCTCAGGTTTGGAGTAGTCCATAACGGACACGTCCATGGGAAATATTTCGTGGCGCGACAACGCACACAGTCCACGAATACCACGAATGCGGTCGTAGTTTACAGGTGTTTCCGGGTCTTCGTTGCCATCATCTACAAGAGCGACAATAGCGGCTCCACCGTAAAGGCGCTGGAGTCTGACAGCTTCGGCATACACCCGGTGGAACTTTAACTGTTTAAGGTAGGCTTCAAAGTCTGTGATCTGGTCAATCTCTTGGGAAGCTTTCCGGCCTCCTAGTTTTATTGTGACACGATGTTTGAGAACTTCATCGGCAATAGAATCGACAAAACGCCGGGGTAGCCCTACGGAGTAAAGAGCTTCAAGTTCTGGATGGGAGAGTAAATAACTAGTCCGTATGCTTGTTGATTGGCTTCGGTCTTTACCTGCTATTCCCATGCCTGTAAAGGCATTGACTAAAGCTCCATCTGTACGCATGCCATCAGCATCGCTACGATTGCCGATAGCGACGGAATTATCGGGAGCTTCGGGAGATACTGATTTCAAGCGCGGTCCTGCCTGCTTTCAGTTTAGCGACGGCCTCGGGGGGCGACAAGAGATGAGGGTCTTTTCATAGAGATGGAGGTTTTTTAATAGAGATGAGGGGTGGTTTTTCATAGAGATGGAGCTTTTTTCATAGAGTCCAGGGGTTTTTAAGAGAGTTGGGGGTATTTTCATAGAGTCCAGGGTTTTTTAAGAAATCCAGCAATATATGTACATTTTTCGCGTAGCACGCGCTCAGGCCGCCTTGAGGAAGCCCAGGAGATCGACGGATCCGGGGGCCGCCATGGCTGCCAGAGCCACACCCATCACCGTGTCATCGTGGGCCGACCCCCCTGCCCCCCGCTTTCCGTGGTCATCCCGGCGGAATGCTCGATGCTCAGCAGCAATGATCCCATCAGGGAATATTAGGTCATCATCCTCCATCATAAAGAGAGTTCTGTCGGTTATTGCGTTTTTGATGGGATCAGACATATAGACTAGCTCTATTTCAGTCCCCATGGATTGCAGTGCAAGTGCCTCCGCTATGACAATGCCCATGGAGTTCTTCTCTACTATGATTTTAGAAGGTAGAAAATTCTCTATCAACTCTTTTACTTTGGCTAAGCTGTACGGGGAGGATTTGTAGTGTTCCCGATACATGGCTGCCACGCGACGTGGTTTAGAGGTTACGTCAAGCACTACAGCGGTGAAGTAATCATTACCTCCTCCGTTGGGATCCACCCCCATGGAGTAGATGCGGTTGGCCATACCGCATTCATCGAAGGAACCTTTAGCACATTTTTTGACTAACAGGCTGTCATATATGGCAGATGCAGTAGCACCGAATTTAAGCTCAAATTCCGCCGCCCATTGGTTTAGTGTTAGCTTCTCTTGTTTTCTATAAGTTTCCGGCCAGGTAGGGTCTGCACCATACTGTGGGTGCATTGAGTAATGAAGCGCTACCCGTGCCCATCCGTCCGCTTCCCCGGCTTTGTTTAGAAGGGCTTGAAGACCGACTAGATCACGACGTTCTACATAGTCATACCAGTCGGAGGGGAGGCCCGTTGTCCACATTTCGCCGAACCAGTCTGACTCCATGTCTGGAGTAGAGACTATGATCACTTTCCCGGCTTTGCCCAGCTTCATTAGTGAAGGGCTGGCTCCTTGATATAGATCTTTTACTCCGTCGATAAAGGCGGCTTCATCGAGGAAGAGCACAGAGCAGGCTGGGATACCACGGACGCCCCGGCCTGTAGGAGCTAGGAAATGTAGAGTGCCTCGCCCTTTCCAGGATAGCCGCTTAGTGCTATCCGATAGCCATGTTAGTGACTCACCCTGGAGGGATTCCGCCATGAAGCGGACCCGTATAGCTAGCTCCTCGGAGTCCTTGCCTGTTTTGGAGACAATTACGGCAGTAAAACCGGGTTCTGTTAATGCCCTGTTCAGTAGATAATTACAGATAACTTCAGATATGCCGATCTGCCTAGATTTGAGGACTTGAATCCGGCGAGAATTGTGGAGTATGCGTACAAATTCTTTCTGGAACTCATACGGTGCGAAGGGTTCAATCTTGGCACCGTCGTCGTCACCAGTCTTGATCCAGGTAAGCGGAGCGAACTCCTCCC